CATAAAAGTAATTTATAAAAAAACAGATATTAATTAAGATTAACAAAAACATTAACAATTAAAAAAAACGTTAATTAAAAAATAGTATATTGTTGAATAAAAGAATATTACATTTTGAAAAGCATTAATTTTACAAAAAAACTATTTTTAAATATTTCCTACCACACGATTAATAAAAAAATATACTGATATTGCTACTTTAAAGATATTTGCCATAAATGATTAAATATTTACTCTATTTTTTATTCTTTAGTTTATTATTTATTTCCTGCAATTCTTCAGGAAAGGATGATTATTTTGATGGATTACAGAAGAAAATAAATAAGTCTCTTTCTACTTCACATGAAAAGCGCTCCATTGTTATCAAAAAATTCTATAATGAAGAACTACGAAAATATAATGAAAACAATAAAGAGCTTTACCTTATAAGTAGTAAATACGTCAATGTACTTTACCATACCGAAAAAAGAAATGAACAAATTCCGCTTGTATATGAACTTCTAAAACTCAATAACGAAAAATATAGTTATGTCTCGATTGCCTGCAACTATAATCTGGCAACCCAATTTGAAATCAGCTCACCCGATTGGTCAATGAGGCATATTAATGAAGCTATAAAATTAAACGAAAAAATAGGAAACAAATATTATCTCCCTCATTTATACCATTTTAAAGGAAGACTTCTATACAACAAAGAGGATTATCCCAATGCTATGCTTTTCTTTACAAAAGCATTAAATTCTTATAATGAAAGGCGCGAGCTCGTTTATATCGCATCCATGCATAATAATTTAGGAATGTGTTATGATAAAATGGGAAAATTAGATCAGGCCATAAAAGAAACAAATAAAGGAATACAGATCTTAACGCAGAAAAAGAAAATAAATAATGAGCAAAGGGTTTTTATTTACTTTATGAAGGGTAGTATTAAGGGGATAGCTAAATGTAAAATAATATAAGAATAGAAAAAGGCTCAAAAAAGCCCTAAAATAAAGGATTTTTGATGTTTTGAGCTTTTTGAATGGATGAATCAAAATGTAAATATTGTGCCATTAGCTACAGTTTTACTACCATTATAAACCCGATTTAAAAGCTATTTAAACCAATTGCAAGATATGTAACGACCGAAACGCCAAATAATACTATTAAAAGCCTTAGAACGATGTTTTAAGGCTTTACTTATGTTTAAATTTTGATGAAAAATCTAAAATTTTAATGCTGTAAATATTCTGCTGAAAATACCTCTTTTTTTGAATGGATTACCAAATGGATTACCAATTGGATTACCAAAAGGCAGTTTTTTAGAGCCTTCAAATGACATTAAATTATCAAAAAAAGCACTCAGACAGCATAAAACAACCCTCAAACACTCGCTAATTGCAAATAGATTATATTTAATTCTATATTTAAAATATTGATAAACAGTGTTTTATGATTATGTTTTGAAAAGATTAATTTGAAAAGATATGTGTAATGCTGTATTTACACTTACATTCCTTGTTTTTTGCTACAAAAAGAACACAGCCGTCAGTAAATTAATACTTAACGGCTGGTAATGTTTCACAAGTCTGTAGAACGATGGAAGTAACTATAAATTATTTTATTTGTGAATATTTATTGATTAATTCAAAAATATCATCAAAGCAGTTTTTAAATAATTCTAAAAGATTCTTACTGTGAGTCATCAGCTCGTCACTTGTTTTCTCCCATTGTATTGATGATTCACTACTTAAAATATTGTTAAGTTTTTCAGATTGCTTGTTCTTGAAAAAATCTTTATTTACGATGAGTTCTTCTCGGGTTAAAGACCCTATTAAAAAATACCCGTATATTTCTTTAAGATCTGCAAGATTTTTTTCTAATACTTCTTTTAATTTGGTAAAGTTATTATCTGGTTCACTACCTAAATTTTGAAGTATTGCTATTGACAGATTTATCTTATTGTTAAAATATTCAATAGTATCTATATCCTTTCTGTACGTTTCTACGATTTTTATCACATAATGGTCTTTTTTTAAAACAGATTCTGTCTTCCACTCGGATGAAACAATATTATGAGATTGTTCCAAGTTGTTACTTTCAGTTTCCTTTTGTATAAAATTGTAGCTATCAGGAAAGGTTGTAGATAATTTTTCTACTATTTTTTTAGTAACATCCTGTCTTTTAGATTCTATTTTAGCAATAGTACTTCTGCTGACTGATAGTTTTTCAGCAAATTGTTCTTGTGTCAAACCTTCTTTTAATCGTATTTTCAGAAATATTTCATTAAATTTTTCGAACATTTTTACATTTTTATTTGTTATTGTGTAGAAATATGATACATTTGCAACATAATTAGAACATAGTTATTATAAATATTATGCAAAATAACACAAAAATTACTGAACTAAAAAAAAATCTACCATTAGGTGGGATCGCTGAACTTGCAAAGCGTACTGATTTATCAGCAATAACGATCAGCAATATTCTTAAAGGTAAACCGTGTAGAATGGAGAATATGAAAAAAGTTATTACTGAAGGAAATAAGATTATTTCAGAATATAAAGAACTTACTGAAGGTACATCAAAATAAAACAAGATTATAATATGAAAACATTTTACACAACACTTACAGGAACATATTTCAGATTGTATAGTGATCTGATTGAAGAAAGAACAAAGCATTTTCTGTTTTGGGGATTGTTGTCATTCACAACAAAAAGAGAGTACAGAAATAAAACTGCGTAACGATGCCAAAATTTTGGAACAATACAAATAATATAGCTGTTATGGTTAATGAACTGGTTCCGGAGTTTTGGAGTAGTCAAAACGTACTTTCAAAGGATATTAGCAGAAACAGAAAGTCGCAATACGGTGTAAAAGCGTTACAACGTGGTTGCAGGAACAGAAAATTAATCATTGATTTTGATTCTTTGCCTTTGCACGTCCAGGAAGCTTTAGGAGATCCCCGTAAAATTGACCATAATTTGCAGAATTGGTACAGAACAGATTCTGTAGCGGTTGATTTTTACACAATGTTTCGCCGTCCGGATGGTAATTCTTTACTGCCACTAGAACAGCAACGATACATTACGAACGCCAGTGTTCTTATTGCGGTTTTACAATTACGAGAAAAGCACATTACCGAACGGATTAAACTCGGTATGTCTTTAAAAGGTCTTACATCATTTTTATGTAATGAAAGCAACACATTTAACGAGTACTTGGAAAGAAGAAAAATGCCAACACATAACCTGCCAACCCACCCAACAAGATTTAAAGAAGCTTTAAACAGCTTTGAAACTGAATTTAATTATAATGGAAAATTATTCCCTTACAATTATCTCGCAATCGTAAAAGATGTTGACGGAAAAAGAAAAGTAAATTCTTTAAAGGTTGATGAAAGCGTTTTAAATATCTTAAATGGTCTTTTTGCCTCTCAGCCACATAAACCGACCGCAACAGAAATACACGGTTCTTATGAAGCTTTTTTAAGCGGATACGCAGAAGTTTATAATGAAGTTACAGGCGAAATCTATAACCCAAAAGAATTTCCCAAAATTTCGGAATCTACAGTTAAGGTTTATTTGTCCAAATGGGAAAATAAAGCAGCTACTTACAAAAAAAGATCGGGCGACCGTCAGCAGTATATGTCACAATTTAAGCCACATCATCAATTAGAACGACCAAAATTTGCAGGATCTATATTTTCAATTGATGACAGACAACCACCGTTTAAGGATCTTACAGGGAAAAGAGTTTGGTTCTACAACGGTTTAGATGTCGCATCCGGATGTATTACCGTTTTTGTGTACGGAAAAACTAAAGAAGAAATCATTTTAAAGTTTTACCGTCAGATGATCCGAAACTACACAGAATGGGGCTTTAATCTGCCTTATGAACTTGAAGCGGAAAGCTCATTAAATATGCCATTCACAAAAACTTTTTTACAGGAAGGATATTTATTTCCGGAAGTAAGAATAGAAGCAAATAATGCACGTGGAAAGCGAATTGAAAGGGATAACGGGATATTGAGATACGGTATTGAAAAAAAGCGTATTGGATGGATCGCCCGACCTACTGCAAAATCTGAAAGCAATCAGAAAGGTTCAGAAGAAGTTCCGGCAATTCCTTATGATCAGATCATTGATAATGCGATTGAAGATATTTTCGAGCTTAACAATTCCGCACACATGGATAATGAGGATATAACAAGATGGGAATATTTTACACAAAATCAAAATCCCGAATTAAAACCGACCAACTGGCAGAAAATACTTCCTTTTTTAGGATATAAACAGGAAACATCTTGCAACGTAGGATATATTAATCTGCAAGGCAAAAAAAGAGCAATAGCAATGAACGGTGAAATTTCTTTGGGCGAAAATCTGATTAATGTAATGAAAGCGATTGAAGGAAAAGAAATTACTGTTTATTGGTTAGATGATAATCAAGGTAGTGTTTTAAAGGCTTTAGCATTTTATAAAGATCGTTTCATTTGCGAGGTTCAGGAAATGCCAAAATATAACAGAGCTACGATTGAGCAGACTGAAAATTGTAGAAAAGCGAGACAAATTCAAAGTTCATACGTTACAAGTGTTGAAGGATTTATCAGACAGCAGGAAAAATCACTGCAAAAGATCAATATTGTTCACAAACAAAAACCGAAACCTCAAAACGGTTTTTTTATACCAGGGATGAATCGCAAAACTTTTGTACCGTCTGATCCTGAAACTGTGGAAACCGTTGATATTCCGGATGGCGATTCTTTTCCGGTTCTACCATCATCATCACAAAGTTGGAAAAACTCTTTTTTAAAATAATTCTATTTAAAATTAATCTATGGAAACTGTTACCTGTAAAACACAATTAAAAAAACTTAGAAAGGAATATAAATTATCTCAAACTGAGTTTGCAAAAAAGACAGGAGTTAGCAGGAGTTATATAGCGCAAATAGAGTTAGGAAATAAAGATCCATCGATAGCCTATCTAAATTATGTTATTACAGTATTCAATTTAAGCATTTCTTTTTTTTCGCCAATTAATTTTAACAATAAGCTCACAGAGCAAAATTGTATTGAATTCTTAAAGCAGACAGGGAAATATAAAATATTAAAGATCAATTACAAAGAAATTTAATTTCAAAAATAAATATTAAAACCACAATTATGATCACAGCAGAATATAGAGACACCGTAAGAACCACCCTTTTGAGCCGTCGCACAAACTTTGGTGGAACAAACGCACAATTTGCAAAGATTTACGGTTTATCCGGTGCAATTTACAGCAGACTTTCAAACGGTGAAACGGAAAGAATTATTTCTGACAGTCTTTGGATCCAAATCGGGCGTGAATTACAGATCAGTTCTAAAACTTCAAATTGGAAAGTAGTAAGAACAAAAGTTTACACAGAGATTGAAGACAGTATAAAGTTCTGCCAGGGATACGGATCATCTATGGTTTTGGTTGATGATTGTGGAATAGGGAAAACTTTCAGTGCGAAAAATGTTGTTAAAACCCTAAAAAATGCCTTTTACGTTGATTGCTCACAGGCGAAAAGTAAACAGTTATTTATTAAGCTTTTGGCTAAAACAATAGGTCTTGACAATAAAGGCAAATATGCAGATGTAAAAGCAAATCTAAAATATTATCTGAACGAATTGGATAGTCCGGTAATTATTTTGGATGAAGCCGGAGATCTTGAATATACAGCATTTTTAGAGTTGAAAGAACTTTGGAACGCTACAGACGGTTTTTGCGGTTGGTTTATGATGGGTGCAGATGGTTTGCAGTCTAAAATCGAAAAGGGGATTAATTCCAAAAAAGTAGGATTTGCCGAAATATTCAGCCGTTTTTCTGACGAATTTATAAGACTTACACCTATTGCAACTTCTGATAAAAAAGCTTTCAGATACGAACTGTTAAGACAGGTTGCAAAGGCCAACCATTCCGGAACTGTTCCGGTGGAGAATCTTGTAAAGCAATGTTTGGATAAAAACACAACCCTTAGACATTTAGACACTTTAATAAAAATTAGCGCATAGTAAAAATGATTATAAATAAACTAATCAGAACAGGGATCTGTTTCAGCGTGATGAAAAGTTACAGCTATCTGACAAAAGCGAAATATTATCAAAATGTAGAATATGAAATATTAGCACTTTCAGAAGATTTCAGAACCTTACAGGATGATGATTTCAGATTAAACAATGATGAAGCCGAAACGCCTAAACTTTGGATTAATCCGGACGGAATAATATCCCGGACAATGACCACAAAAGAAATATCAGAGTTCAGAATAATGAAGGATGATTATTTCACAGAAGTTTTTAATACAGTCGATGGGATCGTATTTGAGTTAAAAACCCGCTCATTTCATACTCTATTCAAAGAATTTAATAAAAAAAAGCTTACAGGATGAAAAACAGATTAACACAGGTTCAAAAGCAGGAAAATTATTTGAAAGATGTAAAAGAAAGATTCTGTAAACATTTTGATTGTACAGATCTTCAATACTGTGAAAATGAGTTTAAGCAGGGTTTATTATGGATTGAGAATAATGGATATCCGGAAAGCTTTTCCTATTCAAAAACATTTTGGAACTGGTTTAAAATAGAAATGGCAGAATTATGTGAATCATGTATTAACCAAAATAAAATTATAGAAAGATCCTTTAAAGATTTTCGCCCTTTTTCTACAACCTTAAAACAAATTGAAAATGAAGCATTCAGCACAATTACACAAAAAACTGTATAGCCTTTACAAAGAAAAAGGTTTGACAGATGATCGTCGGGAATTGGTTTTAAATTTCACTGACGGACGAACCAACAACAGCTCCGAATTATCGACAAATGAAATTATCTCTTTTATAAGTCTTTTGGCAGGTGAAAAGCCAAAAAAGAAAAGTCCGGAACTGAATGTAAAAAAGCTTTTTCACTTATGTCATTTGTACGGATGGAAAAAGTTTGATGCAGAAAAGAACAAAAATGTAGTTGACACAGAACATTTAAATGAATGGCTTATTAAATACGGCAAATATCACAAACAACTGAACGACCACACACAGCAGGAAATCAATAAAGTCACGGTACAGTTTGAAATGGTCGTTAACAAACTTTTAAAAGCAATTTAAACATCTAATTAACTTTTTAATACTTCCCAAATATGCAAGGCGTTAACATCGAAAATATAAAGGATCTTAAATTCAGTTCTGAAAACATTGATAGATTAAAGGAAATTTACAAATTTCCGGATAGTGGGTTTAACACAATCATAGACTCAATAGACAAGCTTTTTTGCTGTTACATTGAAGTTTGTATAAACAGTGGTGAAAATATTACAATCGACGGTATTGATGTACAATATTTTAGAGATATAAAAATTGTCTTAGAGGTTTTACAGCAAACTTTTGAAAGTTCAACACTAAAAAATTAAACATGGAATCTACTACACAAAGTCAGCAATTATTCAATTTCAGTCCTGAGATTTTAGAAGAAATAAAGAGTATGCAGGATTATGATTATGATGGTTTTCTAGCATATTCACGAGCTATTGACAATCTTTTTTTTGAGTATATGATACGAACTGTAGATGATCCAGCAAATAATATAGGTATCACAAATTCAGATGTTTTTTGTATTAAACAAGTCAAAAGGCTTCTGGAACTTTTACAGATCACAATTTCAGAAAAATAAAACAATATAATTTTTCATTAACAATAACTAAAATCATTACAAAATGAGCGATGCACAGCAAAAATTAGAAACGGCAAGGAATATTTATCAGTCTTTGCCATTAGAAAAACAATTGGAAATTAAAAAACAGCAACCGGATCTGTATCATGCAATTTACGGTGATGATGTAATTCCAAACACTTACTATTTAGAACCATTTATTGAAAACAATAAGACAGGTTTAGAGGATGAAATTCCTAAAGAAAGCCAAAATGCTAATTTATCAGCGGAAATAGTGAAGGGTTTTAAAAATGCAAAATTTAGCAAAGTTCCCGCAAGCATTGTTGAAGCAAATAATCTGTTTCAAAAATTATCTATTGATACTCAAATGATGATCAAAAAAGATAAGCCGGAAATTTATAATATGCTTTTTAAAGAAAATGTTTTTGTAGACACTTCTACATTATCTGCATTTCTAAAGGATTATGATCCAAAGTATTTAGAAATAAAATCTATTAGAGATCTTGAAACACTTTCTTTAAGTGCTCAATTAGAATTTAAAAATAATTTCCCTGGAGAGTATGCAAGTTTTATGAAAATCAATTAAGTGTAACTAAAATAAACAATTTAAACAACCAATATTTAACTTATGACAAAAGAGGAATTAGAACAAAGGAATAGAATTCATGAAGAAGAGTCAAAAATATTTACTGATGCTCAGAAAGTTTTTGAAATACTACATCCTGATACACGTATGCAAATTGTATCGAAAGATAAATTTATGTATAGCGTAATGAGTTCCAGAGAACCAATAGTACAGACTCGTTTCGTTTCAAACTCTGAAGCTGGAAAACCGTCCTATGAAAAGTTTTTGGAATTTAAAAAAATCTATGATCCTAAATTTTTAGAGATAAAAACAAAGGAAGATTTTAAAAGACAGACTAAAGATATTCAGCAACACTTCAAAAACCATTTTCCCGGAGAGTTTTCCGGAATCAAATTTTAAAAACAAAAATATTTATACAACATGGATAGAATTTTAGCATACAGAAACGAAGAAGGAATCAAAAATATGACCACTCGTTTAGAATGGACAAAGGATAAGGTTCAGCCTTATATTGAAAAATATAAAACCATCGATTTAGTGCCAGAATTGGAAACGGCGGATTTAGTAAGTTTGTTCATGAAACCCCGCAATTTTTTCGTAGAAAAACTTAATGATGGTGAAGTTTTCAAAATTGGGAAATTAACATTGAGTCCAGAAAAGGTTTATGATATGATGGAAAGACCTGTAGGGTTAGATGAATTCATTATATCACTGGAAGCCTTGAATAACTATATAGTCAACAGGGATTGGGTGGACATTTATTTAGGAAATCTACAGCACATGGAGTTGGTAAATGGTCAAATTATTCCTAAGCAGTCTTACATCAATGAACAAACTGAACTTAATTCTTATTATATTGAAACAGAAAATCAGCATGCAGCTTTAGTTTTAATGAATGAGATCAAAACTAAATTAAATACTTTGTTTGCTTTAGGTGATGCTAACAAAATGATCAGACCTTCTGTAGGTGAAAGTTACGCAGATCAAATTCAAGGAATTTTCAAAGGCTCCGGAACCGGAACTGAGCGAACATATGAAGTTAACCTACGAAGTGTTTTAAATGGCTTTTAAAAATTCTTTTAAAAGCATAATATCAGACAAAAATCTGAAAGTAGTTTTTGACTCTTTCTGATTTATTTTTTTTCATGGATTATTGTAAGTAGCTCCGCTTTTGCGGAGTTGCTTTTTTTAAACATTTTAAAAACCAATTATTTAAAAATAATGGATAAACATACACAACTAAAATTACAATTAAAAAAGCTGATTGGTGCAGATCCTAACTATCCGGTAACTGGTGTAATTAAATCTGTAGAAGAAGATACCTGTACGGTAGAACTCGAAGAAGGTTTTGAGGTTCCCGATGTAAAATTAAAAAGTACAGCAAACGGTAATGATAATTTACTGATCATTCCAAAGGTAGGAAGCATAGTAACATTATTGAGTGGCGACGGAACTGTAGACAATTTGACTGTAATAAAAGTCGATCAGGCTTCTAAAATTATTTTTAATGAAAATGGTTTGCAGATAGAGATTGACAGCACAGACAGTAAAGTGAGCATAAAAAACAGTGATGCAAGTTTGTTTGATCTATTCACAGATTTGGTAAATATTTTAAAACAATTTAAAGTTTACACAAACATGGGGCCTTCCGGAACAGCTTTACCGGATTCCGTTATCAGTATTACCAAACTTGAAACGGATTTTAAACAGCTTTTAAAATAGTTTTAAAACGCCTTTAAATTTTAACAATGGAAAATAAAAAAGGTAGAAAGATGTACACCCAGGCAGACAGAGAAAAAGCACTGAAATATTATTTGTTAGGCTTAAATCTGTTTGAAGTCTCAAAACTTACTGAAGTTCCGGAAAGAACACTGCAAAAATGGCAATCTAAAGAAAGCTGGGTAAAACTAAAAGATTCAGAAAAATTGAGAAAAAAGGCTGTAGATCTAAAAAATTTCGGACTGTCAAATAAAAAAATTTCTGAAATACTTCTTATCAGCTCCACAACCGTTTGGAGATATTGTAAACAAAATAAATAAACATTTCTAGCATGCTATACCAAATGAGCCATTTTGTAGAAATTACAGATTCAAAAGGCTACTACATACCTAATCCGCCAATAACGGAAATAAATATAGAAAGAAACATTAAAAATCTCGCAGATTTTGCAACCGTAACCTGTGTTATTTTTGATCATAACCAACACATACAGTTTAAAGAAAATGAAAGTTTTGATGATGATGGCAGTTCTGAACGTAAAATTTATAAACTGTACAAAAGAGGTCAGAAAATAAAAATACATTTGGGTTACGATAATAATTTAAAACTTGAGTTTGTTGGGTACATCAAAGACGTAAAAACAGATGAAGGCAAAATGGTTTTAGATTGTGAAGATGAATTGTTTATGTTCAGAAAAAAAGTAAAAAATAAAGTTTTCGGTACTTCAACTGTAAAAAGTATTTTACAGCATATTGTAAAAGAAATTAATCCAAAAATTAAGATTGTTTGTGACTATGATATGAGTTATGAGAAGTTTACGATTTACAAAGCTGATGCAATAGATGTTTTAAAACAATTACAGCAGGACACTGGAGCTGACGTTTATTTCAGATCTAACGAGTCCGGAAAGATTGGGCAAAACTCTAATATTGCAGATCTGTACGGTGGTAATTTAATTGATACAATAAATACAGCAACCGGACTACCTGCAATGTTTACGGAATTGTATAAAAAGAATAATGCTGAAACAACGGAGCTTCATTTTCGTATGCCATACATGAAAAAAAATACTGATCCTGTTTCTGTGTGCGATTATTCAATGCAACACAATGTAGAAGATTCACAACTAAATTACAGGAATACAACGGATTTAAAAGTGAAAATAAGGATTGTTACACACTCAAAAAGTGGTGAACGTTTGGAAGTCGAGTTCGGACAGCCTGGCGGTGAAGAATTTGAATATAAAGTAAACCGTATAAGTAATGCAGAAATGAAGAAACGTGCAGAAATGGAATGGGATCGAAAAATGGCACCTGGTTACGACGGTTCTTTTACAACGTGGTTGATTCCATACGTAGAACCAAATTACAGTGTTGGTATTTATGATGAAGATTTTCCGGAAAAAGACGGTATCTATAATGTTGAAAGCGTAGTAACAAGATACAGTGAAGAAGGTGGTCAAAGAACTGTTACACCAGGAATAAAATTAAGTGCAAATAATAAATAATGTATTGTAAAACATCTCTGAAAGACATTGCTGTGAGCAATACAGGATCGATCAAAAACCTAAAGACTAACCAGATTTTAAAAATTTCAAAGCGTGGATATTTTACTTATAATTCAAAGCCGATAAGCATCGTAAAATTGATGCTTGAAACTTTTAAGGATATCAAAATAAGAACAGGGCAAATTAATTTTATTGATGGTAATGATCAGAATTTCTTTATAGAAAACATTGAGTATAAAACTAAGTTGCAAAAAATCAACAGACCTTCAGAAACCGCAATTTTAGAGATTATTAAATATTATTTTGGGAGTAATGCAAAAATTAATATTAAGGACGTTTTTAATTACCGTATGCAGTTGAAAACTGTTTTAGATTTGAGAGGTTTTTTTAAAATATACAAAAGCAGTTTATTTATAAAGATTTTTGAAGATTATTTTTCATTTCATCTACCGAGCTTTTCAAACCTTGCGAAAAGAAATAATGTTACTGTAAATGATGCACGAAGAACAGTTTATTTTTTTTTAAACAAACTTATTGAAGACTGTTATTCTGATAAAATTATAAAGCTGTGATCTGATCAGATCACAGCTTTTTTTTTAGAATAAATGTGGATGCGATTTTTCATAGACTTCCTTCAGTTTATCAGCAAGATCAGAAATTTGATAATTTTCAGCAAACGATAGTAAATCTAAAATCCGAAAATCGTTTTCTGTATAATTTTCTGTTATGGAATTATAGGAGATAATCAGTGGTAAAAAATCCGGATATAATTCTTTGAATAAATCATATTGGGTAATCTTTGAAAGATCTAATCCTTTAAAATTATCGGCTTTTTTCATGTTAATAAATATACTAAATTTATTGATATAAAGCTGATTCAAACCATGGCAGGTACATTTCAAAAAAACACACTTATTAGATACAGAAATATCAGGGATCTTTATTTGCAACATAAAACAGAAGATATACCTGATACAGTGGTTTTGCGTAAATACATCTATCCTGTACATGCAATCAGTCGCACAACATTAAATACAATTTTAAACACGCAGATTGACAAAGAACTGCTCAAATTTTCAACAGATGGAAGGTGAAAGAATCTATAAAAAATTAAGTAAAAGAGATCACACTGGATCTAATTCTGATAAGTATGCACAATTGCTACAAACAATATTTCTTCATTTATCGGGTAATAATGAAATAAAAATGTTTTACGAACTTCTTGATAGAGCCCAAAAGCAAAATAAATTATTATCAATTGATGATCCCGATAATGTAAAAGATGAATATTGTTTTTCTGATCTGATTATAACTGATAATTTTAACTAAAGCTTTATTTATGGAATTTAATAATAATAGTGTTTTTTCGAGTTTATTAAATAGTAATTTAATAAGACTTGTTGAAAATGAAGTTTCTGAACGTGTGACACCAATTTTAGATAAACAACAGTTACAGAACATTCCGGATGAAATTTATCAAGGTAGAGACTGTGAAGCGGTTGAATTATGGATGAATGATAAAAGTAAATCTGAAAATGCTCAATTTTTTCCATTATCACTAAAATGCTCAATAGATAAAGGTGAATGGTTTTTATTACCATGGGAACCGCTGATCAGTATTCAGGGAAATATTAGACAAAATCAAGCCCTACCAGCACAACATATTGGAACTATAAAAGATCGCAGATTAGTAGATGATTATGAAATTACAATATCTGGTGCTTTTTATGGAAAAAAAATAAAAGGATCTTATTCAGAAACTTATCCTCGTAGAGATATGGAGAAATTGAGGAATTATTTGATGGCATCTGAAGCAATTGAGGTCAAATGTGAATTATTGCAGATACTTAATATTAATAAAATTGCTATCAGTGGAATGAGCTTTCCGTTTACCAAAGGTGAAAGTGTTCAGGCTTACCAAATCACCGCAAAATCAGATCATGTCTGGGATTTGAATTATAAAAGACCTCAAAAAAGAACTTTAGAGGTTGGAACGCCTGAAGGGGAATTTGAAAGATCTACAGAATAAATTTATTTTAATAAAACTAATAACCATTTTTATAAAAGAAGGCAGAAATCTGAAATAGATTTCTGCCTTTAAATTTTCTAATCAAAACTTAGAACAC